TGCCTCCTCTTTTGACTAACGCTCGAAGAGGCGCATTGAACACTTTAATTGCTCCGGCATCACAGATTACAATTACTCGTCCGGATGACATTCAATGGCTCGCCCCACCTCAACCATCAACAGGTTCCATCGAGGCAGAGGAGAGGGCAGACAATGATGCCAATGAGTATTTTGGTCAGTCTCAAGACCCAATGACGAATCAACTATATAATCAATGCATGGTGAATCGTTGGCTTGATTCATGGAGGGAGGCACTTAGTCAGGCACTTTGCTTGTGCCAACAATATTTGAGTCCTGAATTTGTATCTCGAATTGTTGGAGGTGCGCCGGAAGAAATTGCAATTCAGCCGGACGATATTCAGGGACGATATGACCTGAGCCTAAGATTCTCAGTTGATACTTTGAACCCTGAGTTCATGGAAAAGAAGATCGCTTCTGTTACTCAGCTTACTCAGTTTGATACAGAATCTGCAATTGACCGAAATAAATTGGTCACCCTAATGGCTGAGTCCATTGACCCACAATTGGCAAAAAGCGTTGTTCGTGATCCGGCAACTGCAAGCCAACAGGAAATTGATGACGAACAAATTTCATGGATTAAAATCATGGCAGAAATTGAACCTCAACCAAAAGAAGGTTTGAACTTCGAGCTTCGTTCACAAGTTGCACAGCAACTTCTTCAGACTTCGCAGGAGCTTCAGGAAAAAATGCAGTCCAAACCATTGGTTAAACAACTTGCGGATAATCGTATGAAATTCTTGCAATTCGGAATCATGCAAAAAGAAAATGCACAGATTGGTCGAGTTGGAGTGAAGCCTGTGATGAATCAAGGTCAGCAAGGAGGTCAGTATTAACATTTTAAAATTATTCGGTAAAAAACGAGTCGAGTTGGTGAAATATCCAAAACTAATGACTCAAGACGAAATTTCGCAAACCTTCAATGAGCAGGGTGAAGGTTCAAAATTGTGGCAAGCTTTAGATTCTATAATTGATAATAATTTACTTTCTGCTGTGTCTGAAATTTCAGACCCAAAAATAAGTGCGGAAATGCTAAGTCATTGCTCCGGCAGAATTGATTCCTTGACCACTTTAAAATCACAAATTGAGGATTATAAAGGATGGAAGAATGGGAAGACAACTTACAGGAAGAGTTAGACACAAAAATAAATGAGTACCTAGACAAGGGCTTAACTATTCGCCAAACTTTAGGAGTTCTAGAAACTATAAAATTTGAGTTAATAGGAAACATTATAGTCTTTGAAGGAGAATGAAATCCTTTGTTTATTGCTCCGATTTGCACGGAGACAAACAGGACTACGAAGCTGTTGAAAATTTATTAAAGTTTACTGAAGAGTTTAAGCCTGATGTCCGGATTTTTGGAGGTGATCTTTTTGATTTTTCTCCTCTTATGCGAAGTGCTGACACCGCAGAAAAAAACGCATCGATGGAAGCAGATGTTTGGGCAGGAATGGAGTTTTTGGAAAAGTTTCGTCCTCACCATTTTTTGCTTGGCAACCATGATGACAGGTTATGGCAAACTGCTCAGAAACATTCAGTTGGCATAATACGCGACACCGCGAAAATGGGCATTAAGGATATCGAAAGAAAATGCCGATCCATGAAATGCAAAATTTACCCATACGATGTAGACAAGGGAATATTGAGCCTTGGAAAAATAAATTTTGTTCATGGTTTTTATCATGGGGTTACCGCAACAAAACGACACGCTGAAACTTTTGGTCAGGCAGGAGGGTTGGTCGTACATGGTCACATTCATTCCATCCAATTTGCATCAATTCCAAGGCGAGGTGGAGGGGCAGGGTACTCAGCCGGATGCCTAGCAACCTGTGCAATGGATTGGAACCGAGCAAAGGTAAACAGGTTAGCCCATGAGGCAGGGTGGGTATACGGATATTATTCTAACAAGAGTTGGGCTTGCTATCCGGTTCGCAAATTTGATGGAAAGTTTTTATGGCAAAAGCAAATTTAAATTGGGCTGAAAAGCTATCAGAAATGAAACACCTCCAAGGCATTTATCCGGAGGGGGACGATTGGTTTACAGCAAGGGAGTTTATGGAAAACCTTGGTTGTGCTGATAGTAAAGGTTACAGACTAATACGCAAATCTTTGGATGCAAAGAAACTAGAAGCTTTCAGCGGAAGTAGGTGGAGTGAACGGCACAAGCAATGTTTTCGCCAAGTATGGTATCGGTTTACTGATCCCAACTAACCCCAAGTACATTGTTGGGGTTGCCGTTGAGAACTCGACATAGGTAATTAGACAAGTCTCCGAGACTTAAAATCGAGTATACATTCCATTCGTCTAATGAATACAAACCTATGACAGAAACAAAAGAGGTCGCGCCTACAGCAGAAACAGAAGAATCAAATATCGTCTCAATTGCCGACATTATGGAAGCAAGTGGAGTCGAATCGTTCATTGAAAAATCACCGATAGAAGAAGAGGAGGGTGCGGAAGAAGTCGCTGAGTATTCGGAGACTGAGCCTGAGCCTAAGCCTGAAATTGAAGTTGAGCCGGAAACTGAGGTTTCTCAGGATTCCGATGGAGTCAAAAAGCGAATTGGTAAATTGATTGAAGCTAAGAATCAAGCGGAAGCTGAAAAGCAAGCACTTGAGGAAGAACTTCGTGATATGAAAAAAGCCCCACAAAAGGGGTTGGATCAATTTGATCAAGTGCAAACTTTTGACGAGTTAAAAAAGCGAGAAAGTGATGCCGAGCATCTTCGCGATTGGTTGCTAGAAAATCCTGATGGGGGTGAGTATACTGACGAGTCCGGAGAAACGCACGATGTCGATTCGCAAGTTGCTCGAAAATTAACAGCACAAACTGATCGAGACCTTCGGAAGAATATTCCGGAAGTAGCAAAACGACTTCAGTTAAAGCAACAAAATTCAGGTATAGCTTTATCCACATTTGAGTGGATGAAAGATGACGGATCACCGGAGAAAGTAGAAATGAATAAAATCATTTCCAACAATCCGCAGATTAAAAAGTATGTCGAAAATGACCCATACGGAATGATAACTTTAGGTTATGCTGTAGAAGGTTATAAAGCTATAATGGCAAAGAAAAGTGGTGGAGCAAATAAAGCTGTTGCACCTAAAATGCCTTCTGCTCCTACTCGTGCCAACCCTAGCGTTGTGCGAGGAAAATCTTCTACTAAGTCCAAACTTCTCGCGAAAGCAAGTTCAGGAGATATCGGTGATGCTTCAAGTTATATTGAAACATTATTATAAATTTAGAGGAAAAATATTATGGCAGGAATAGTTGAAAGAGATCAAAGTTTAAAAAGAGAGTCGTTGGCGGATTTGTTAACAATAGTAGACAAAAAGTCAACTCCATTTTTAAGTCAAGTTAAGAAGGGTTCAGCACCTAAAAATTCACTTTTAGAGTGGGGTGTAGACAAGCATAAAACGAATATCGTTGCCGGAGCAACTTACACAAGCGGAGTTTCTGATGCGATTCCTCAAGATGGAGTTGATACGACTGCAAGTGATTTTGAAAATTATGATGATCGTGCGAAATGCCAAGTGTATGTTCAGTATGCTCGAAGATTTCCAAAAGTTTCTCGTCTTGCCAACATGGTTTCGGATGTTGCCGGAGTCGGTTACAAGAAGGAAATGGCAAATTCAATTGCAAAAAGTTTGGTCTCACACAAGCGCGATATTTGTGCGACTTTGTGTTCTTCACAAGAGACAAATCAGGAGACATCTTCTTCACCTTATCAAACTCGTGGATTAGGAAAATGGATTACCGACACAGCACAAAGCACTCTTGCTGTCCCTGCTGAGTTTTTGACTCCAACAGAGTCAATTGGGACATCCACAACAGCAACCGCAAAAGAAGAGGATTTGCGAGGCATATTGCAATCGATTTACGAACAAACCGGAGAATCTGATAAGTCCTTTTTTGGTCTTTGCGGAACCGGAGTTAAGAAAACGATTTCTGAGTTTACCTTGTTTACTCCACGGACAAACAACATCGTGATGTCGAATCGCGACACCGATGAGGGAAAACTCGCCACTTCAATTGATATCATCGATACTGATTTTGGGGTAATAACCTTGAATCTCTCGAGCTTTCTCGAGCAAGATGCTAGAGACT